GTCCCGGGGCGATCGGTCTGGACTTTTGACCCGCCCTACCCCCGGCCCAGGTCGCGGGTCAGGCGGATCGCGCGGCGGCTGTCGAGCCTCAGGTCGGCGGCGGTGCAACCGCCCGAAGCGAACAGCGCCTCGAGCTTCTGCTTGACCACCGAGTGATGCCACGCGCAGGCCGATTGCCAGTTCGTCGAGTCCCAGAACTTGGCGCGATCGCCCTTGTGGGGCTCGACGTGGTCGACCACCGCGACCGCCTCGAACCGCCCGACCGCCATGCATCCGACACAGAACGGATGCGCCCGCTTGTACGCCGTGGCCGCCTTGTCCCAGGCGCGCGAGTAGCCGCGCGCCCGCGCACTGCCCCGCCTCTGGTCATACGCCTTGAGCTGCTCGGGACGGGAGGCCTGGCCACGCGGCCGGAACGTTCGCGGCATCTCCGGCATGGCGCTTGTCTCATGCTGCCGCCGCGCCGGTGACTCTGCCCCGCGAGGCTCAGAGCACTCGGACCTGGTTGACGGAGACCTCGATGGGAGTGACCCGTCCGAAGAGCGCCATCAACACAGTGATTCGCCCGCGGTCGTCAAGCTTCTCGATGCGGCCGACCTGGTATCTCCACACCTCATCGTCCACTTCGACCGCATCGCCGACCTTGAACGGCATGGCGATCTTGCCCCGCCCGCCGGCCTTCTTCGACGCCTTGGCCGCGCTCACCTCGAACAGCGCCTGCAGCTCGGCTTCCTTGTCGCGCACGATCGCGATCGCGCGCTCGGGCACGATCGCCGGCCGCTCGAACGACCGCTCGATCATCCCGCCGATGCCGCGCACCGCATAGATCCGCTTCCAGCCGAGGTCGGTCTCGTCGAAGCGGACGAAGATATAGCCGGGGAAGAACGACCGCCGCACATTCCGCCGCTTGAAGTAGTTCTGCCTGACCGAGGTGATGAAAGTCGGCCGGTACACCTCGAAGCCGCGGTAGATCAGCATCTCCTCGGCGGTCGCCTCCTTCACACCCCCGGTCAGCGCGATGTGCCAGGCCGGATCGCCCCCGCCCCCGCCCGGACACGGCTCGGTCCGCTCCGGCACCGGGATCGGCCAGAGCTGCCCCCATTTGCCGTCGGCGACCACCTCGGCATGCCGGCGCGCCTCGTCGCTGATCGGACGGAGGTCCAGGCTCATCGCGTTTCTCCCATGATGCGGGCCGACTCGTCGCGCAGCGCCGCGTCCCGCTCGCGCGCGTCCGGCGGCACCAGCGACGGCACCCAGAACACCTTCGCCTTGTCCGGCCGCGGCAGGTCGACTCCGGCCCCCTTCAGCGCCGTCACCCACGCCGCGAACGCCGCCCCGCCGACCTCGACCGCGACGAACGTCCGCGCCGCCATCTCGATCTCCTCGAAGCGTGCCATCCCGACCGGCCAGCCGATGCCCTTGCCAGCCAGCTCGATACGCTGGCGGAGCGCCACGCTCTCCGGCGAGCGCGGATCGCGGAGGCGGTCGCCGAGCTGCCGCATCGTGTCGAACAGGAGCCACGACCAGGCCCGGTCGAAGGCCCCGACGATCTTCCGCTCGGCCGCCACGATCGCCGGCGCCGAGGCCGCGGCAACCTGCGGCACGTTCAGCCAGCGGCTCTTCTCGCCGATGAGGTTGTGCAGGTACGGGAGCGCCTTGCCCTTGCGCCGAGCCCTGTGGAAAACGAGGAAAGCGGGCACTGCCGCGACCAGTTGCTGGCGCTCACTCGCCGAGAGGCGCGACAGTGCGTTCACTGCCAGCCCCTCGCTGTCGAGCGCATAGTCCGGCCAGAGCGTCGCCAGGGCGGCGAGCGCTTCGGCGACGGTCAGCCCTTCCCCGCTGGCTCGCGCGCGCGCCTCTCTCTCTTGGTTCCTAGGTTCCATAACTGGTTCTTGTTGCCGCACCAGTGCGGCAGCGTCAGCCGCAGATTGCGGCAGCGTTTGCGGCAGCGCGTTGCCGCAATCTGCGGCAGCGTCGGCATCCTCGGGCGCCGTCTCGGCGTTACCGCAATCTGCGGCAGCGTAGCGGGGCTCGATGATGCAGCCGCGCGGCAACAACGGCTCGATCTCGGCGAGCGGCGCGGCGAAATGCGGCGACGTCGCCAGGATGAAGAAATCGACCGTCTTGCGCCCCTGGAAGCGCAGCGGAATCCGCCGGATCAGCCCGCGCTCGACCAGGTCCGGGATCCGCCGCTGGATGCTGTCGGCCGACTGCTCGCTCTCCTCGACGATCGTCTGCTGCGACGGCCAGGCGCAGCCGGCATCGTTGGCATAGTTGGCGATCGACCACAGCACGGCCTTGCCGCTCGGCCCGCCGGCCTTCTGCCCGATCGCCCAGGTGACCGCCTGGAAGCTCACGCCGGCACCGCGACGCACGCCGGCGTCCGCTCGGTCTGGATCCGATCGACGCCGCGCCACCATTCGATCCAGGTCGACGCCGGTTCGTGCCGCGTGACTTTGCAGAGGCCGCATCGGAGGCAGACCCGCTCAGTCTTGTACACGAACCGGGCCGGCTCGCCCCATTGATGGCGAGGTATGGTCATGATGACCATCCCCCGAGCCCACGGCACGCCGGCAGCCAGCGCCGGCAGTCCTCACGGAGCTGCGCCTCGGCCCGCTGCCACGCCCACGGCACGATGCGCCTACCCGCGAGCGGCTCCTCCCCGGCCAGGATCTCCCACGGATGCGGACAGCGCATCAGGTCGCGCCATTCCGTGTTGAGCATGATCCGGTCGTAGCGCTCGACGATCACGCCGATGTCGCCGGGCGGCGGCCAGTCGAGCCCCGCGGCCGCGGCGACGGCACGGTCCATCCGCTCGGTCATCCGCCGGTAGGCGGCGAGGATGACGCCGGAGAGCACCCCGAATTCCGTCTCCGCCACCGCCGCCAGCGCGCGCTTCTTCGGCGTCGTCTCGTCGCGGAAATAGGCCTCGTGAAAGTCATGGATGAGGAAGTATCCGGCCGCCGCCGCCGGCGCCCCCGACTCGTGCACCGCCAGGGTCCCGCGCGACAGGTGCTCGGCGACCGAATAGACGGTGTCGGGCGTGGCGCCGTTGTAGCGCGGCTCCTTGGCGAGGTGCGTGCACATCGCGTCGAAGTCGATGTCCTCCGGATGCGGATCGAACAGGTCGATCGTCCGCCCATCGGCATGCACGAAGACGGTCTCGCGCCTCATAGCGCCAGCGCCTCCTGCTCATCGCGCCTCGGCGGCACCTTGACGAACATGTTCGGCTGACGAATCTCGGCCTCGATCCGCTTCCGCGCCGTCGCGAAATGGCCCGCATCGAGCTCGATGCCGACGAAGCGGTAGCCGGCGCGGAGGGCGGCTATCCCGGTGCTGCCTGACCCCATGTAGGGGTCGACCACGACCGCCCCATCGGCGAGGCGGCATTGCTCGAGCACCCAGCCCATCAGCGCGATCGGCTTCTGCGCCGGGTGCACCCGTCGCCCGCTGACCGCCACGTTCTCCTCCCCGCCGCGTACCAGGCCCCGCCAGATGTGACTGAACATGCGCCCGGGTCGATCGAGGTTCGTCCAGGCGACCTCGAAATCGGCGTTGTTATCGGGCGGCGTGCCGGCCCGCTTGTCCCACACCAGCCAGCAACGCGCGTCCGGCAGCCGCGAGGAAAAATGATTGCCGCCGAATAGCACGACGACGGGAAAGCCGAGGAGGTGCGCGGGATCGAATGGCTCATCGTCGCCGATGATGTGCCGCGATTCCTGCTTCCACGCCGTCATCGAGAACTTGCCGATCGGCCGGCGACCGCCGGTGATCGCGCCATAGTTCATGCCATAGGGCGGGTCGCCCACGATCGCGTCGACCGGATCCAGCGTCGGCAGGATCTCTCGGCAGTCGCCGAGCCAGAGCTGCACGCGCCCGTCGAGGAGGCTGACCGGCGCGTTCATCATCCCGCCCTCGCCATTTCCGGGCAGTTCGCCCTGACCAGCGCGGCGGCGTGCGGCGGGCAGACGCTGTTGCCGACCATGCGGCCCTTGGCTTCGCCGGAGAGCGGGCGGCCCTCGAACTCGATGTCGATCCGGTAGTCGGGCGGGAAGCCCTGCGCCAGGAACCGCTCGCGCGCGGTCAGCATGCGCATGCCGATGTCGACGATGACGTAGGGCTCGCCGGCGATCGTCACCGTCACCAAGCCGACGCGGTCCCGGCCGGTCACGGTGTGGAGCGGCGCAACCGCGTCCTGCCACTGGCCGCCGCTGCCGTAATACTTGGTCAGGAAGGCCGCCACCATCGCGGCATGGTTGGCCTCGGCGCAGAGCGTCTTCAGCGGCTCCTCGGCGCCGTAGCTCTGCCGCTCCGAGCCCTTCATGTTGAGCATGTGGGCGGCGACCAGGCCCTGCGTGCAGCCCTTGCCGACGATGGTCGAGACCGGCTCGGTCGGTGCATGCCCGACCATGTCGGTGTTGTGCTGGGCGAGGAACGCCGCGACCAGGGCATGCCGCGGGTCGCAGGTGACCGTCCTCAGCGGCTCGTCCGCCCGGGCGCTGCGATTGTCGCCGCCTTGGCCCTCACCGTAATAGGCGGAGAGAACCGGCGCGACCAGCGAGGCGCCGTTGCCGCCAGGCACGATCGTCGACACCGGCCCATCGACCGATGCGACGCGAGGATCCTGCCCGGGCCGCTCGCCGTAGCGCGGCACCATGAACGGCGCGACGACGGCATGATTGTTGCCGAGCGCCTGGACCGTCCCGAGGGGCTCCTCGACCGAGTATTCGCGCCGCCCGCCGCTGTCGCCATGTGCCAGACCGGCAAGGAACGGCGTCACGATCCCAAGCGGCGCCGCCCCGCCCGGGTGCGTCTCGCTATGCGCCGCCGTCACCGTGTGCAGCGGCTCGTCCACCCGGTGCCCGGTCGAGTTCTGCCGCCACTTCGTCACGAACGGAGTCACCAGCGCATGCTCGCCGCGATGCGCCGTGGTTTGCGTCCTAAGCGGCTCGCTCGTCCCGTTGCACCGCAGGTCGCCAGCATGCGTCACCGGCACGATGCAAGAGCCGAGGAACGACGAAGGAGCGACCGGGACCAGGAAAGGCTCGGCCGCATCGATCACATACCGTTTCACCCCGCGCGCGATCCTCGCCATCGTCGCCTCGGCGAGCGGCCGGTTCACCCGCGTGCCGGTGACCCGGTAATACGCCCGCGCCTCCTCCCGCGTCATGAAGATCGACGGGCAGGGCAGCGACCAGTCGATGATCTCCGCGGCGGTCCGCCACGGCCTCAGCGAGCCCGCCTTGACCGCGTCCGACTTCGGGTCGCCATGGGTCGGCTCCGGCCACACGATCGCCTTGCCGTCGCACCGCGCGATGACGAACAGCCGCTTGCGGATCGTCGGCGCGCCATGGGCCGAGGCGCGGTCCTCCCGCCACTCGACGGCATAGCCGAGCCGGCGGAGCTGCCGCACCCATTCGTTGAACGTCTCGCCCGCCCGCGCCGGGTCCGGCCGGAGCTTGCCCTCGCCGTCCTCGGAAAGCGGCCCCCATTGCCGCCACTCCTCGACGTTCTCGAGGATGATCACGCGCGGCCGCCGCTTCTTCGCCCACAGGATCACGATCCAGCCGAGGTCGCGGCTGTTCCGCGCCGCATGGCGGATCGGCACGCCGCCCTTGGCCTTGGAGTGGTGCGTGCAGTCGGGCGAGGCCCAGAACAGCCCGATCGGCCGCCCCGGCTCGACCGAATCCGGGTCGACCTTCCAGATGTTGTTGGAGAGGTGCCGCGTCGCCGGATGGTTGGCGGCGTGCATCGCCAGCGCCATGCCGTCGTGATTGATCGCGACGTCGGGCGAGCGCCCGAGCGCCATCTCGATCCCGGTCGAAGCCCCGCCGCCGCCGGCGAAGCTGTCGACGATGATCTCCTCGCCCGGCCGCGCCGTCGTCGCCTGCAGGAACTCGGTGAAGCTCGGGCTCATGCGTTCCGCGCCCCCAGCCCGCACGCCGAGAGCGCCCGGAAGAGGAGGTCATACGACCCGCGCTTGACCCGGTCGAAGCCCTCGACCTTTGCGACGATCGCCTCCTCATCGTCGACGAATTTTCCCGCCCGCCAGCGCTCGCGCAGCGCCCCCTTGAAGGGCGGCGTCTTGGTGAGCACGACCTGGTAGTCGCCGATCAGCCGATCGCCGCCGACATTGGCTATCTCGACCAGGCCGATCGTCCGCTTGCGCGTCTCGTCCCCGCCGGGAAGCATCTCGATCGTGCAGCGGATCATGACGCCACCCCGTTCCGCCGCATGTCCAGCGCGCTCTGCCCGGGCAGCGGGTCGCCGCACAGCGCCGCGGTGATCGACCGCGGCGCCCCCGCATAGGCCGCCGCTGGTGCCCGCTTCGGCGCGCGGTCGGCGAGGTCGCGGCTGAAGCCGCGATGCGCCACCTTGCCGCTCCAGGCGACGCCCTTGACCGCCGCCTGCTCTTTCGACCGGTCCCGCATTTACGCGACCGCCTCCGGCGCGCCCTCGTACACCGGCAGCCCCGTCTCGACCGCGACCGCGTCACGATCCTTCTTGATCTGCTCGGTGACGTAGACGTCCGGCCGCCACAGCTGGAACCACCATTTCAGCGCGCCGCCGGCGGCCGCGAGCGCGGCGCGTTGATCGTCGCTGAGCAGGGCGGCGCCGGGGTCGGGCGCCTCGTTCCCCCACGGATCCCAGCCCGGCCGCCCGCTGCGCGCGTTCAGCTCGATCTTGGTCAGCCCGGGGAAATACGCTTCGATCAGTTCGTACTGCCAGGCCGGCTTCGCACTGTGTCCGCCCGGCGGCGACTCGACCGATGATGCCCATTGCCTCCCCAGCGCCGGGGCCGGGACGTCGCCGCGCGTGCCGACGAGGAGGAGCTCGTGCGTGTTCCGGAACCAGTAGCCGGTGCCGAGCCGATCCTTCTCCCAGACGACATGCGAGACGTAGTCGAACCCCCAGGCGCCCATCACCATCAGCGCCTGCGGCAGCATCGGCACCGTCGCCCATAGGAAGAGCACCGCGTCGCGGTCGGCGATCGCTTCGACCGGCCGCGACGCGATCACCTCGGCCGCCGAGGTCGGATAGTGATTGTCCGCCGCCCGGTCCATGCCGGTCGCCCGCGACCACGGCTCGAACCGCCACTCCGGATCCGCCAGGATGACGCCATAGCGCTTGTCCGGCAGCGCCCGCTGCCTCTCGCCGAGGACACGCTCGCGCTCTTCCCGGCGGTCGCGCTTCTCGTCCTGCTTCTCCCGGCGGAGCTCTTTCACCGCCCCGGCGAACGCCCGCCTGGTGTCGTCGCTCTTCGCCACCTCGAGCACCAGCGCCCGCTGCTGCTCGAGCGGCAGCGCCTTGACCAGCTCGGCCGCCGCCGACACCGACACCTCGCCGCGGGTCACCGCATCAGCGAGCTCGGGCGCGCCGTCGCGCCGTACGGCTTTCGCCCGCTCAACCGATCGTTCGCCGACATTCAGGAGCCGCGCCGCTTCCGCGTCGGACTTCGCGCCAATTGGCGCTATGTCCGTCCTGCTGCCGCGCGGCATGGTCGCCAGCGTCGCGGCAATCATCGATCGCTGGCTTTCGTCGAGATGCCGCCGGTGCAGGTTCTTCGAGATGACGAAGGTGACCGGGTCGCCGCCAAAGGCGCCGCTGATCCCCTCCTCGCCGAAGTGGACGAAGTTCCAGTCCTCGCGCGGATTGACCTCCGCCGGGAAAACCCCCGCCGCGACGCCGGCCCGGTAGCGGTTGCGCCCGTCGAGGATCTGGCCCTCGAGGATGACGATCTCCTCGGCGATCCCGTTCGCGGCGATGTCGGCGACGAGCTCGTCGAATTCCACTCCCTCGATCAGCGGAAACGCATTGGCGATCGGATGCCCACAGAGACCGCCCGGCACCAGGGGCGCCGGCCCCACGATCGCCGGAACCGCCGCCGCCCCCTCCCCCCTGGTGGGGGAGGGCTGTTTCTCTTGGCGAGCTTGCGAGCCTAGAGAAACAGGGTCGATGGGTGCGCCGATCATCCGCCAGCCTTCCTGACCAGCCCGAGCGTCCGTGCCGCGCTGAGATTGACGAACTGGTTCGGCGCGCTCTCGACCCGCTCGAAATTGGTGGCCGAGGAGGGATGCCCCTCCCCGGCCACCAGCTCGGGCTCCACCGAACCGTCAACCGGCAAGTCCGCTGCCGGTTGCCGCGCCTCCGCTTCGACGCCCTTGCCCGGCTCGGGAACGGCCCCGGGCGCGTGCCCGAACTGCCGCTCGAATTCCTTCCGCCAGTCGAAGCTCACGACCCACCCCCGTCGAGGAGCGCCGCGCACGCGAGCACCGCCACCGCGCCCCACACGGCGAGCCAGGCGAGCGCCACGTGGCTCGGCATCGGCGGCGCCAACCCGGCGTTAACCAGCCCGGCGGATTCAATCGTGGACACATCGCCGCAGGGCCGCCGCGTGCCCGCTCCCTGACGTAGTCTCGCCGGATGGGGGCCAAGCGGCGGCGGCCAGGGCTGGCGGCACGACCGGTTATTCATCGCCCGACCTCACGCCGCCGACTGAAGCGCGCCGGCCGCCACGTCCGGATGCAGCCGGCAGAGATCGATCAGGAGTTCCCGCTCGCGCCGTTCCAGCTCGGCGACGAGCTTGCCGAGAACCCCCCGGTATCCCCGCAATTGCGGGTTCGCGTCCCCGGCTGTCTTCCAGCGGTGCACGGAGGAGTACGGCGTCTCAGCCACACGGCACAGTCGCAACAGCGACAGGCCGAGCTTTTCGGCTCGCTTTTCTATCTCTTCTATGCGAATCAGATGTTCCATCTGTGGGCAAGGTTTCGTGAGAAGGCCTTCGTGTCAATTGCAGAGATGCTAGATGCTGTGCACGGCCATCCGTTGCACACTATCTTTCGCATGGATGCGAATGTTCCCTCTCAGAGCAAGCGGCGGAACGACCAGAAGGCGGCGATCATGGCCTGGCTGCGGGCGATCATCGCCGCGCACGGCAACCCGCCGACGCTCGCCCGCAAGATGGCCGCGAAGGGTTACCCGCTGTCGGCGGCAACGCTCTATCGCATGCTCGACGAGGACGCGCCCAACAATCCCGATCTCGACACCATCGGCAAGATCGAGCAGGCTTTCGGCCATCCTCTCGGCGTGGCGCCGAAATCCACCGCGGCCCGCAACCCCGGCTTCGCCGAGCCGGAAGCAACCGAGATAGACCGCGCGGCGGCACCTCTGGAACTCACGCCCGGCCTCAACCAGGGAGTCTGGCGAATCGGCAGCCGCGCGCTCGACCTGGCCGGGTTCGTGCCCGGCGACCTGGTCCTCTTCGATTCGAGCCAGGCACCGCGGCCCGGCGACCTGGTGGTCGCCCAGGTAGCCAATCGGTCGGGCGAGACCGACACCGTGATCAGGCTCTACGATCCGCCCTACCTGATCACGCGCTCTGCCGATCCGGCGGTTTCGACGAAGCCGCTGCCGGTCGACAATGACCGCGTCTGGATCTGGGGAGTCATGGTAAGAATGCTGAGAAGCCGCCGCGACGGCTGATCAAGCCGGGCAACGACGAGGACGCCATGCGTCGCATTATCGCCGGGATCATCCTCTTCGCGTGCGTGGTGATTGCGATTCATCAAGCGACGAAGACCTTCGTCGAGACCGACGCCGGCGCCAAAGCGAAGGCCACGGCCGCCGCCGAACCTGAAAGCTGCGATGCCGCCAGCTTCTCGGTCGACAAGCTCCACGGCACGACCGAGCGAGGCTATCTGCGGGTGACCGGAATCGTCCACAATGACTGCGACGAGCCGATGGGCGTCCAGCTCAAATGGACGGGCTACTTCGCCGACGGCTCAATCGCTTTTTCTGAGAATTTCTGGCCGGCAAGCACGACCAATATCCATGCCCGCTCCGGCTATCCCTTCGAGGCCATCCACCGTGCCCCTGAAGGCGAGTCGCGCTACCGCATCGAGCCGATCCGCGCCAGATCCTGGTAGCGCGACCGCGAGGATCAGGAACCTCCCAATCTCCTTAAGTGTTCTCACCGGGGCCTTCGCCGCGCGCGGCCTTCCGTTTCACGTGAAACGCCAGAGACGTGACGTTTATTCCCATCCGTGATAATACTACGTTGCATACTTGCGACATTTAAGGCAACATCCCCTCCTGTTCGCACGACTCGCGACCTTTGAGGCCCCCGATGTTCCCCACCGACCGCATCATCACCGAGCTTCGCTCCGCCCGTATCGGCTTTGCCGAGGGACCGCTGCGCGACCGCGCCATCGTCCCCCTGATCGGCGACGCCGTCCTCGCCGAGCGCCGGGCCAACCGGCACGGCACGGCCCGCGCGCTCCGCGACCGCTACGGCTTCTCGCCCGCCGAGCTCGGCCGCCTCGCCGCCAGGGGCCTCAACCACGCCGGCCGCGCCGCCGCCGACCTCGCCCTTCTCGCGGTCCCCGACGACCTCGCCGCATGACGTAGGGCGGATTAGCGCCCCTTCGGGCGCGTAATCCGCCTACTTCGCACCGCCCCGGAGAAATCTCCGCATGCTCTCGCACCTCACCTGCCTCGTCGACGCTCTCGACGCCCGCATCGCCGGCGAGGCGGAGCGAATCGAGAAGGGCATCGCCAACGCGCGAGCGCAGGGCACCGCGATGCACAAGGACTACTGGACCCGTCTCTACGCCCTTCGCGAGCACCGCCGCGCCGCCCTGATCCTGATCGACGCCATCACGGAGGCCGTAGCGCCATGACCCAGCCCCGCCCCACCCCGCGCCAGGCTCGCTGGCCCGCGGAAGCCACTCCCCTGGTCCCGGTCGCTCCGCTCCTCGCCTCTTCTCCCGGGCCGCTCGAATCGCCCTTTACCCCTGAGCCTGCCCCCCGACTTGATCGGGGGGACCGCGACCCGGCCGGCGCAAGACCTCCCGCGCCGACCGGGACTCCCGCCGCCTGGCGCGGCACCAGCGGACGCGTTCGCGGCGGCCCGCCACCCTTCGCCCGCTACGTCCTCGAGCCCGGCGCCGCCGCCCCCCGCCCCGATCCCGCCGCCGCCCCTCGGCACCGCCCGGGCCTTCTCCTGATCATCGCGGCGACGGCGAGCTGGGCGACCGTCCTGGTCGCGCTCTTCCTGCTCGCGCTGGTGTGGCCGACATGAATCCTCATCGGCTCCGCGACGGCATGCAGGCCATCGTCGACCACCTCGCCCGCGGCATCGACCTAGTCGGCCCGGTCCGTGTCAGCGGACACTGGAAGGGACACGCCCGCGAGCGGCCCTGGGGCTTCGCCGACGGCCGCCGCGCCTCGAAGATATCGATCGAGGCGCTCGCCGCCCGCGGACTGATCCGCATCGAGGAGAAGAACGGCCGCCGCCGGGCGGAGCTGCAACGATGACCCCGGACGAGCTCGCCCGCCTCGATCGCGTGACCCAGACCGTCGGCGCCGTCATCCACCTCCTGCGCCGCGACCTGCCGGCGATCGAGGAGTTCCTCGCCGACCAGCCGACCCGCGACAGCGAGCGCCGCGCCGCCCTCGCCGTGGTGCAGCCGATCTTCGCCGCCGCGCACGAGCTCGTCGCCGCCTACGACCGCCAGGCCGGCCGCGCCGCCGCCGCCCTCCTCGCCGTGCGGGAGATGAAGTGATGGCCGACCACAGCGCGATCGAATGGACCGACGCGACCTGGACGCCGATCCGCGCCCGCAACCACAAGACAGGCAAGGTCGGCTGGCACTGCGAGCACGCCACGACCGGATGCGAGAATTGCTACGCCGAGGGCATAAACAAGCGGCTCGGCACTGGCCTGCCCTTCAAGCCGGGGCATCGCGCCGACATCGAAATCTTCCTCGACGAGGCGATGCTCACCCAGCCGCTCCGCTGGAAGAAGCCGCGTCGCGTCTTTGTATGCAGCATGACCGACCTGTTCGCGAGCTTCGTCACCGACGAGATGATCGACCGCGTCTTCGCCGTCATGGCGCTCTGCCCACAGCATACGTTCCAGGTGTTGACCAAGCGGGCGGAGCGGATGCGGACGTGGTTCGCCGAGCGCTGGCAGCCGGCACCCGCGCAGCATCTCGATCTCGGCGGAGGCGACGCGATCGATGTGCCCGCCGAGGAGACCGGGCACGGTCGGCACGAGGAGGTCTATCAGGCCTGCGAACACATCTTCGAGCTGATCCCCGCGATGGTCGACACCGAGAACGAGGCGCTGTGGAACGAGCGCGGCAGCCTGAAGTGTCGGGATTTCGCGTGGCCCCTCCCCAACGTCTGGTTGGGCGTCTCGGCCGAACGCCAGCAGGAGGCCGACGAGCGCATCCCTCACCTCCTGCAGACGCCCGCCGCGGTCCGCTTCGTCTCGCTCGAGCCGCTGCTCGGACCGATAAACCTCGACCCCATCAACTGCGGCGGCGGAATCCTCTGGAATGCCCTCGGCCGCACCAAGGGCGGCGAGATCGGCTGCCTCGACTGGGTAATTGTGGGAGGCGAGAGCGGCCGCAACGCCCGCCCGATGCAAATCGAATGGGCCGAATCCATCCGCGACCAATGCCGCGCCGTCGCTGTCGCCTGCTTCATCAAGCAGCTCGGCGCCGAGCCGACGGTCGCCGGCCATCCGCTCGAGCTTCGCGACCGCAAGGGCGGCGACTGGTCAGAGTGGCCGGAGGCTTTTCGCGTCCGTGAATTCCCGGGGGTGCGCCCATGACCGGAACCGTCAACCTCTACGGCACCGTCGGGATCCTCAACGTGGGACAGGGCGACACCAAGCTCAGCTTCGACCCGGCCAGCCCCGCCGAGCGCATCCGCGCCGCGCGCATCGTCGCCGACATGCTCCGCCGCGGCTACGCCCTCCTCGTCGAGGTCGAGCGCGACGGCGTCAAGAAGTTCGAGCGGGCGCTCTCGTTCCGCGAGGACACTTGCGAATACATCATCGCGGACTTCGATCCGGTCACCGCCGAGAAGGCGGACAGAGAAGAGGCCGAGCATGTCGACGAACCTGTCGCGCCAGCAGCGGCGAGCGAGGGAGAGACAGGAGCGAAAGCTCCGGCGCGCCGGGGGCGCAGACGCAGCGTCGACGCCGGCAGCACGCGAGCGGTCGCGGTCGCGCGATCCGCGGGCGGGTGAGGCGACCGGCATCGCCCTCCTCGAGCGCTTCGACAACTTCGCCGTCTTCCGCAATGGCATCGGCAGACTCGCCGCCCTGCGCGACCAGTGGGCCGGCATCCCCATGCCGATCGACGGGATGCCGCTGACGATCGAGCCGCGCTACTACAAGGCCGCCGAGCTGGAGCGGATCGGCCAGAAAGAACGCGAGCCGCCACGGCCAGACGACCGTCCGATCACGGTCCGCAACGCCTGGCACGACCGCCGCCACGGCACGATCTGGGTCTATGAGGAGGACGGCCGCGTCCGCCATCTCAAGGCCGGTCGCCATCGGCGCCTCGACATGGAGGTCATGACCCTCGGCGCCTCGGTCGCCTGGGGCATCGAGCAGGAAGGCCGCGCCGTGCAGCTGCTCGGCACGCTCCTCAAGCACCACGCCTTCAAGCAGTACCTGCTCACCGGCATGTTCCTCGAGACGAGCGAGAGAAGCGGCCTCACCTATCTCTTCCGCAAGCTCCGGCCGACCGTCGTGCTCGACGCGCGCGACCAGGAAGCCAACACGACGCGGGTGCTGTGTTGCCTCTGCATGCACCCGATCGGCTTCTACGACGACACCTGGGCCGGCGCGATGACGCCGACCGACGACGTGATCGCCCACCTGATGCTGATGCGCGGCGACGAGCCGATGCTGTGGCGGCGTAGCAACCAGCACCCGCCCTGGGCGCCGGAGGCCGGGCTGTGACCCGCCTCACCCTCGACGCGATGATTCCGGGCGGCATCCGGACGACCGACCACGTCCACCACGTCACCAACGACGGCACCTGCTCGCGCTGCCGAAAAGCCCCCGCCGAGGAGGAGGTGCCGCTGATGCTCTGGTTCAACGCTAACACCGACATGCTGATCTACTGCGAGACATGCACCAGCGAGGACGCCTGGGCGGCGATGGCGCCGATCGTGCCGGCATGACCGACGACTACGTCACCGTCACCACGGTGCTGCGCGCCGTCCGCGACCTCTCGATCTACGTCGACCGCCGCGTCGGCGGCCGGCCCGGCGACGAGGTCTGCATCCCGCGCTCGCTCCTCTTCGGCGGCGACGATTTGCGCGTCGCCGAGCGCGGCATCGGCTGCGAGGTCAAGCTCCGCATTCGCCGCTGGAAGGCCGACGAGCTCGGCCTCCTCGAGGACCGGCACGCGGGGCAGGGGAGGCTGTTCGGGTGATTCCGACTCGCTTCACCCAGGCCGACGCCGAGCGCGCCTACGACGAGTGGGGCGCCAACTGCGGCCCCGGTGCGATCGCCGCAATCACCGGCAAGACGCTCGATGAGGTCCGTCCATTCCTCGGCGACTTCGAGGCAAAGCACTACACCAACCCCACGCTGATGTTCGATAGCCTAAAGCGGCTTGGCATCGATTGGAGGAAGGTGACCACCTCGGTTGGACTATGGCCGAACCACGGTCTGGTGCGCATTCAATGGGAAGGGCCATGGACGGCGCCGGGAGTCCCAATGCGCGTCCGGTACCGGCACACTCACTGGGTCGGCGCCGAGACGAGCTCCAACGGCCCCAAGCACGCCGAGACCAGAATCTTCGACATCAACTGCATGTGCGTCGGCGGATGGGTACCGCTGAAGGAATGGTCTGAGAGCGTCGTTCCTTGGATCTTGCGGGAGCTTGTACCGAAGGCTGACGGCCGCTGGCACATGACGCATGTCATCGAGGTCGCGCGCTGATGGTTGCCTATTCCTTCCGCCCCCGCTTCGTCGACCCGATCCGCGCTGGCAGCAAGCGCCAGACGATCCGCGCGGAGCGCAAGCGGCACGCCCGACCGGGGGAAGAACTGCAGCTCTACACCGGCATGCGCACACGCCAGTGCAAGCTGATCGGCCGCGCGAAGTGCCAGGACGTCATAGCCGTGACGCTCCTCTTCAACGACGCCGACAGCGAGGCGGAGGGCGTCATTGCGCCGGGCTTCGTCGTCGCCGACGGCCGCGACGCCTTCGCGCACCGGGATGGCTTCGCGACCTGGTCTGAGCTGAAGGCGTTCTGGCGGGTGAGCCATCCAGGCATCGACGAGTTCACCGGCGTTCTGATCACGTGGGGGCCGCTGCTTTGATTCCCCTCGACCGCAACGTCACCATGAACGAGGCGGCCGCCTGGCTCGGCATCGGTCGCACCTGGCTGCAGCATCTGATCAAGCGCCACCCCCACTATTTCGGGTCGTCGCGCAAGAAGCTATTCTCCGAGGCGCACCTCCTCGCGCTGCGCGCCGCGCTCGAGCAGGAAGCCCGCGAACAGCTGGCGCGGAAGGAGAAGCCGCCATGCCGTACAAGCTTGTCCCGCCGCGACCGGGCCGCTCGCCCTACTTCTCCGTCCGAGGCACGCATTGCGGCATCTACCTTGACAAGACTACAGGCCTTGCTGACGAAGCCAAAGCGCGGGCCGTCCTCCGCGCCTGGCGCGACGACGCCGAACGTGGTCGCCTTTCCCGACCCGGCGAGCCCGTCTTCGCCGACGCGGTAGCCGCCTACCTCGAGACCGGCGGCGATCCCCGCTATCTCGGCCGCTACGATCCCACGACCTCCACCTGGAGCGGCATAACCGGCCGCCTCCTCGAGGTGCGCCTCTCCGAGATCGACCAGGCGCGCATCGACGAGACCGCGATCGCGCTCTACCCGGCCGCCTCGGCCGCAACCCGCAACCGCCACGTCTACACGCCGATCTCGGCGGTCCTCAAGCACGCCGGCATCGACCGCAAGATCCGGCGGCCGAAGGGCTGGCGGGGCCGCCCGCGCACCGACTGGATGCAGCCCGAGCAGGCCTTCCGGCTGATCGGCAAGGCCGGCGCCATCGACGCCGAGCTCGGCATCTTCCTGACGCTCCTTCTCTATACCGGCATGCGGCTCAACGAAGCGCTCAAGCTCACCTGCGACAAGCTCGACCTCGAGGAGGCCTGGTGCTTCACGCCGAAAACCAAGAACGGCGACCCGCGCATGGTCTTCCTGCCGCCGGCGGCGGTCGCCGCGCTCGCCAACCACCCCGCCGGGCTCGCCCGTCGCGGCCGCGTCTTCCGCTTCAACAAGAACGGCCGCCTCTACCAGCTGATGGCGAAGGCCAAGGCCGCAGCCGGCGTCGACGTCGGCTTCGTCACCTTCCACATCTTCCGCCACACCTGGGCGACTTGGATGCGCCGCTACGCCGGCCTCGACACGACCGGCCTGGTCGCCACCGACGCCTGGCGCGACCGTCAGAGCGCCGCCCGCTATGAGCACGTCGTCGTCAGCGAGGAAGCCCGCAAGGCCGTGCTCCTGCCAGTGGAGTCCAGGAAGGGGAGAGCCAAGTGAGAATGGCAAGCGACCCGGCTGTACAAGCCGCCGCACGCATCATTTTCGAGCGACTGGTGGTTATCGATGAGCGGGGTGAATCAACGACATGGGACGATACCGACCAGACCGAGCGTGAACGATGCATTCAGCACGCGCGCTTCATCCTCGAGGCCGCGGACGCTGCCGCTGGTCGGATAAGCACATCCGATTTTGCATCACTTCGCAAAGCTCGGGAATATGTGTCCCGCGCTGCGGATGACTACGAGGCCGAACTCGACAACGGACGCGCCGACGACCGTTCTCGCCTTAAAGAGATCCGTGAAGATCTTGCGGCGATTGATGTCATGATCGCTCCCTACAAAGGCAAGTGAATCAACCGGGTGATTCGGGGGATTCCCGGGGACTCGCCGACGAAATCGCAGTAAACAGGCATAGCGAACCGCCTTCACACGGGTGGGGTCACAGGTTCAATCCCTGTCGCGCCCACCACCAACCCCGCGGAATTCCGCCGTTTCGTCTCTCGCCTGAAAGCCCCTGTCCGGTGCTGTCCGGTGAACATCGGTGGAACACGGTGGCTCGACCCGTGGAAAATCCGTGGACTCGGTTCACGGCTCGTTCGCCTTCTTGAGCACCTCCGGCAGCCGCGCGAAGGCCCGGGCGAACCGCCGCGCCTCGGCCCGGGTCAGGCCCTGCATCGCGTTCCGCCGGGTCGGCTCGTCCTCGCCGTAGAACCACGCGATCGTCTGGCCGGTGGCATCGTCCACGCGATAGCCGCCGGGCGTCTCCACGACGGCCCAGGGCGCGGGAAAGCGGCGTTCGGTGGCCATCAAGAGGCGAGGAGCGGAGCGACCGGGACCAAAGTAAAGCCCATAAACGAAAAAGGCCGCCCGGCGGTCAAGCCGGGCGGCCAAGTGCATCCCTGTTGGGATCTGGGGTATCAGGGATGGTTCGAATAGTCTATCGCGGCCGGGCGCTACGCTTCGTTGACCGAGAGCTTGCCGCCCTTCATGCGCGGCAGCGCGATGGCGGGCCGGTCGACGCGCGCCGGCCACCGCGTCGCGATCGTGTCCTGCTTCGCCTTGGCGGTCACGCTGACGGCGTTGGACTGGTTGCCGCCGAGAATGATCCAGGCCTCGCCGTCGAGGCTCTCGCCGACCAGGAAGGCGACGTGGCCGGCGTTGCCGCGCGCGAACACGATCACCGCGCCGAAGGTCGGCTCGACCGGCTTGCCGAACGTCGCCCAGTTGCGCGCCCAATAGGGATTGGCCGGCAGCGGCTCGTGCGGCACCGTGACCGCGATGCAGGTCTGCACGAAATCGCCGCACCAGGGCAGTTTCGCGGGATCCCCGAGGGTCGCGCCGTCGCTCCTCAGGAACGCGACCAATTTCGCCTTGCCGGCGCCGGTCTCGGTCAGGCCCTTCTTGGTCAGGCCGAGCTGGACCCAGGGTGCCCTTACCAGCGGCGCCGGCGTCGGCGCCGAGGCCCCGCCTTCATCTCCAGTGCCGCCATCCCCCGGGAACAGCGCCGCCAGCGTCTTCGCCCCGACCGTCCCCGGCCACTCGATCGCGACCCGGCTGTCGGCCTGGAACTTCTGCACCGCCTCGCGGGTGTAGCGGCCGGGGTCGCCGTCGGCGCCCGCCGGCCCGAGGTCGTAGCCGGCCGCGATCAACGCCTCCTGGATCTCCTTCCATGTCCTACTGGGCAACGGAGCCTCCATTCCGCAAGCTGCGCGTCTCGATGACGACGCCGGCCTCGGTCAGCAGCGAGCATTCGCCGTCGGTGAATTCGACCGCGACTAGCGGCGTTTCCGGCGATCCCGTCGCCACGCTGAACTTCACCGAGCGCGAATCGAAGAAGGTGTGGTGGTAGACGTTGCCGTAATAGGAGACGCCCGCCGCGTCGGTGCACTTGACGATCATTCCCGCTCCTCAGGTTTTGACGACGAAGTTCATCACGACGGAGGGCTGCACGATGCGGACCCCGACATCGCCGCCGGTATTGCCGATGCTGGTGCTGAGCGTCAGCACGTGGGCATGGGCCCCGCCGGAGCTCACGCCACCCGTGAGCGCGTGATTGTGCAGGCCGTCGTTCGCCGTTGCCACAAAGCTGTCGTAGAACGAGATGCTGGTCCCGGTCCCTGCCGTGGCCAGGAATGTGCTGCCCGACCCGATTGTCACCCGGTGGTAGTCATGGTTATGGGTCCCGCCGTTGGCGACCGCCAGGGTGTCGGCATGGACGTGACCGCCATGCGTATCGGTGGTGCCGCTGGTCGACGCCGAGTGGCTGTGCACCGGCAGGTTGGCGACGAGGAGGACCACCGCCTGCGCCCCGCCGGCGGCCGCGAGCCGGGTCCCGTCGAAGCCGGCGACCGCCGTCGTGATCAGCGCGGCGTCGGTGCCGCCCATGTCGCCGCGGCCGATCATGGCGCGGTCCTTGACGTCAGGCACGTTGAACGTCGTCGTGCCGTTGCCGGCGCCCCACGGCAGGATCCGGAGCGCCACGCCGGTGTTGGTCGCCGTCGCGTTTGCGCTGAGGGTGATCGTCGAGGCGCTGATCGCCGCGATGGTGGTCCCCGCGGTGATGCCCGTCCCCTCGACCTTGGCGCCGATCAGGCCTTTCTGGCGCAGATCCTCGGAGACGCTGCTGATCGTCGCGCTGGCGTTGGCGACGTTGCCGGTCACCGACTTGGTGATCGCATTGAACAGAGGAGCATTGGTCGCGCGCGACACCGCGGCGCCGTCGGCCCACAGCCAGCCGGGGGCGAGGTCGATCTCGGCCGAGGCGCGGATCGTGCCGGGCCGCGGCGCGAAGAGGAGATAGAGGTCGATGTCGTCGGAGCCGTCGCCGGCGGTCCCGGCGAGGATCGGATGCGACGGGGTGAACGAATCGTCGGTGTAGATCATCCCGGCGACGGCGTAGGCCGGGCGGCCGGTGCCGGCGTGGCCGGTGTCCTCGGCCGCCTCGCGCTGGCTGAGGAGGGCGGCGAGGTCGGTCCCCGAGGTGGTCGAGGGGTCGATGGTGCCGTGGGCGAAGCGGGTCATTTTCAGGTCACCGTCGGGATTTCCACGCCATAGCCGATGGCGTGGTAGTCGAAGGTCCGGCTGATCACGGCGCCGGCGGCGGACTTGGCCAGGAACGTCGCCCCGCCGGCGCTGCTCGACACCACCTGCAGGGTCTCGCCGGTGGCGATGTTGGCGTTGGAGACGGTCACCGCCTTCAGCGCCTTGAAGGGCGGCTCGAACGGCACGAACAGGCCGCCCGGCGCGGTGCCGGTCAAAAGGTTCTTCTCGGCGACGTGGCGGTCGGTCATGTCGACGACGACGCCGAGGCGCGACACCGCCGGCGAGATGCGCCCGTCGGCGGAACCGTCGAGCCAGATGCCGAACTCGAAGGCGCGGGCGCTCTGGTCGGCGATCGAGAAGACGATCCAGTCCGACCACAGCGCCCCCGAGGCGCCGGGGTCGTCGGCGGTCCAGCGGTAGACCGGCCGCACGCCCCACTGGCTCGGGTCGGTCGAATCGAGCGCCGGAACGTCGGCGAGCGTCGTCCATGTGTCCATCGTATCGCCGATGGAGTTGCCCGCCGCGAGCACCACCGCGGTCAGCCGGCTGGTATAGACGGCACCGAGGTCGAGGTCGCCGGCGAACTGGTAGAAGCCGGTGACGCCGTAGAGCCCGCCGGAATCGACGGTCAGCTCGAGCAGGCTGCCGCTCACCGTCGTGCCGCTGTGCACGCCGGCGAAGGCCGGGTCCTCGTCGATCGCCTCGACGACGTTGGGCAGGCTGGTCGCCTGCACGAAGGAGATCGCCGCGCCGGCGTTGACCGACTCGATGCCGGAGAAGGTCACCGCCTTGACGCTGAATGTCCCCGGCCGCGCCGGGATCTCGGCATAGTTGGTGACGACCAGCGCGATCTCGAGCGACGAGCCCCAGGTCGCGCTGCCGTCGGTCACCGGGGAGAACTTCACGACGTAGTGGCTGAGGTTGAGCGCCGCGACCGGCACCCACGAAATGCGGGTCACGTCGCCCCTGGTCACCACGACGACACCGGTCGGGTCGGGCGGCGGCACCAGGAGGCCGAGGAGGAACACGGTGTCGCTCTCGACCCAGGTCGAGGCGGACCCGTCGGCGAACAGCGAGCGCACCCGGAAGCGCCAGGCGCCCGCCTCGAGGTCGTCGCGCTCGGCGACGAGGTGCGGCGCCGCCACCACGGCGAAGCCGGTCCAGTCGCCCGACGCGTCGACGTCGAGCATGCCGAACTCGAAGGCGCGGATGGTGCCGACCCGGGGCACCTGGACGGTCAGCTGGGCGAGCGCCTTGGTGGCGATGCCCGAGCCGGCGAGCCGCTCCGAGACGGTGAGCGATTGCGGCGTCAGGCTGTACGGATCCGGCGGCTGGGTGATGCCGGGGTCGTAGGCCGGGATCTCGCCGGTGTCGGCGTCGTCGATCGCGGGCGCGTCGTCGACCAGGGTGAGCTGCGCCGAGAGGTCCGGCCCGGGTCGGACGTCGAGGACGCGATAGTCCCGCGTCACCCGGTCGGTCTCGCCGAAGGAGAAGAGGTCGCCCGGCTCGGGCATGTCGGTCGAGAGATCGGGGTCGAGCGCGATCGTGTCGGTCTCGTTGGCGGTGTTGAAGACGACCCGGATCAGCGCGGAGCCGTCGGCCAGGCGGAAGCGCACCTGGTAGGCGCTGCCGACCTCCATCAGGACCCGGCTGTCGACCGTGACGGTCTGCGCCAGCCCGTCGACCGATTTCACCCGGCCGTAGCCGGTGCCGACGAGGAGGACGTCGTTGGTCACCGCGACCCGGTCGCCACGCTCGAGGCGAAGCGATTCGGCATCGGCGGTGAGCGTATGGGTCTCCGGCCGGAGCTCGGCCTGCGCCAGGAAGAAGCGGCCGTGCCGCCAGACGTTCTGCGACCGGGTGACGCCGGGGACCTCGATCGCCTCGAACACCGTGGCGTTGCCGGCGTTGTAGCCGTCGGCATAGACGATGCGCTGGTCCTCGTTCCAGCCGCGGTCCTGGTTGATGAAGCGGATGCGGAGGCCGTGCGGCATCTCGCGATAGGACCGCTGCGTCGAGAATCCCGAGAAATTGCGCGGCGTGAAGTGCCAGGCGGTGACGTCGGAGCGCCGCGGGAAGCTCACTCCCCACTTGCCGTTGCGGAGCGCCACCGTCGCGCGGCCGGCCGCGGCGATGTCGGCGAGGGCCTCGCGCACGCTCCGGTTCTCCGAGATCACGGCATTATAGGAATAGTCGTTGGCGACGCAGTCCCGCCACCAGTCCTCGAGGCTGGCAAGGTCGAGCTGGGCGTCGCTCCGCGGCCGCGCATTGGCCGGCCCCTGCAACACCTGGCGGAACAGGTCGGCCGGGTTGCGCGAGATGACGTTGGCATGCCAGGCGCTGCCGTCATAGCCCTCTGCCACCACCGACTCGGCGACCAGGTTGAGCGTGTTGATGATCCCGTTGAGCTGGTCGGTGGCGCGGATGCGGAGCGCGATCAGGGCCAGCTTCTTCGGAAAATTGACCGGGTGGCCGTGGGTGAAGCTCCGCAGCGCGATCCACTGGATGGCCTCGGCGACGGTATCGGCGCCGCTGTATTCCGCCGTCTGCTTGCGCACCTGGACGTCGTATTGCGCCCGCGTCACGTCGAAGCGGTCGCCGCGGCGGACCGTGTCGCGCGAGCGGGTGAAGACGATGTCGGGCCGGTCGGTCCAGGAGACGTCGCCGACCTTGCGGTAGCGGACGTTGACCGTGACCGGTCGGTCGGCGTACTTGCCGGTCAAGTGGTCATAGCGGAAGACGCCGTTGACCGCGACCAGGTCGAGCGAGATCTGGTCGGCGTCGGTGTCGGTCCGCCGCTGGACGAAGCCGTCGGTGGCGAGGAGGTTGACGGCGAGCTCGGTCTCGCTCGGGATCACAGGGAAGAGCGACGTCGCCGCATCGGTGGCGTAACCCTCGCGGACCTGGCTGTCGACCTCCTCGAACGCCGTCAGCGGGGTCTCGCCGATCTTGATCTGGCTGATCGCGAGCGGCCCGTAGCCGACGCAGAAGAGAAGGTTGAGGAACTGCTTCTGCCCGGAGAAGAAGGTATAGGGCCGCGCCGCATAGAACGGCGACAGCCGGTGGCGGCCGAGGACGACGGGGATGGTCTCCCACGGCCGCGCCTCGTTCTGCGCCCCGGCGAGCATCGGCAGCCCGCGCGAGGCCCGGCTGTCCCCGCTGCCGCTGGCGATCCGCGGCGGCCGGATCGGCACCAGCGCATTGATCAGGAGCGACCCGCCGATGGTGATGGCGCCGCCGACCAGGGCAGCGCCGACCGAGCCGATGATCGGCCCGAGGATCGGCACGACGAACAGCGCCGCGATCGCCAGGGCGAGGAACAATCCGGAGCGCAGCGTCTTGTCGTCGCCGGCGACCGGCCGGAACACCACGACGGTGCCGGGCTTCGGCCGGACCCGCGCCCAGTGCTCGCGCGGCACCCTGACATCGCCGACCGAGGCGACGATCATCTCGCGCGGCCAGTCGTGCCGCGCCTCGATCAGGGCCAGGTCGAGCGTCTCGGCAATGGTCAGCCCGGCCGGCACCTCGATCTGCCGCAGCTCGTTGCATAAGACATGGTTCGACCCGACGACGCGGACGGTCGCCGCCGGCGTAGGGCGGAATAGCCGCTCTTCGCGGCGTATTCCGCCTACTTCCGAACCACTATCCGGCCAGCGCACCATGTCGATAGAATCCAACGATGCGCCCCTCGAACAGACCCGACCGGTAGCGGTCGATGCGCGCCGCGGCGCCGGAATAGGTGTGCAGCATCAATCCGCGCCGGACGACCACGCCGAGATGGCTCGCATGCCGCCCCTCGCGCATCAGGACGGCATCGAGCCGCCGCTCCGCTCCCGCCGGCAAGGCCTGCCAGGCGCCGATGTGCCCGCGGATCAGCTCGGCATTGGCGGCCGCCTCGGCGACGGACCCGTACAGCTCGTCATAGCTCGGCAGCTCGACGCCAGCGGCCTGCTGCAGCGCCAGGCGGACCAGCCCCCAGCAATCGCAGCCGGCGCGCGTGCGCCCGCGGGCCGCGAACGGGATGCCGAGGAGCTGCTCGAGCGGCTCGGCGCTCACCGGCCCGCCTACTTCAACCGCCCTTCCCGATTGAGGCGGGCGAGCACCTTCTGCGCCGGCCCTCCCCATAGATCGGGAGCGATGCACGGGAATTTCGGGTCTTCTTCGCAGTGACGGCAGCGGCTGAGCGGATAGCGGCAGAGCTCCTGCGCGATCATCGTGAAGGTCTGTCCACGCGCCGCGACGCGCTCGAGCTCGACCGCCATCGGGGCAATCTCGGCGACAGGAGGCGGAGGGGACACTCCCTCGATGGCCGCGGCCACTGCCGTCGTCAGGCGTGCGTCAACGTCCGACATGCTCGCTTCTCCGCACTCTGCCGCGCCAGGTCGAGATCGTAGGGACCGGCGCATTCTCCCTGGCGCAAGATCACCATCCAGCCGAACCGGTCGCGCCCGACGCAGGCGAGGCGGCGCGCTCGCTTGCCCCGGGCGATCAGCCACCAGCTGCCGCACCGGTACTTCCACCTCAGGCGCACTTGTCGCGTTTTCCCTTGAGGTCCCCGCGCGCGCAGATCACTGTCCCGGTCGCCGCATCGAAGCTGCGATAGTTCTTGCGGCACCACGCCGCCTGGTCTCGCGAGCCCGCGACGTATCCGGAGACCGACTGCCGGTTACAGACGTGCGGCGACAGCTTCGGAGGCGCGGACGGACGTGCCGGCGGCACCGGTGCGGCCTCGTCGGCGGGATCCGTGGCCGGGACGCTGCCGATCTCCGGCGGCGTCGCGTCTGGCAAGGGCGTCGCCGCGTCGGGCAACACGCTCTTCAGCGCCGGCAGGCCATCGGCCGGCAGCGTCGGCGTCTCGTCGGCGTTGAGGCAACCCGTATAGGCCCTGACCCAGACGTAGCGGATGACGGAATCGGTCAGCATCCGCGCGAATGGGCGGCACACCGCAGGATCGGCCGCACAAACCGATGACGACCACGCGATCGCGATCGCGAGGACGAGGAAGCTCTTCATCGGAATTTCCTTGATCCCGGTCGCGCCCAAGCGGGCGCTCCTCGCCTCTTGTCAATGCAGCGCCGGGAAGCTCGCCGGGTCGAACGTCCCGGCCGGGAACGGCTCCTTGTCGAGCGCGTCGATGGTCAGGGTCAGCTGCACCGCGGCGGCGTCCCAGCTCGCGTCGGTCAGGTCGAGGACCGGCAGCGTCATGCCGACCGTGTCGGGGTCGGAGGCGACGACGAGCTCCATGGTCACGCTCGCCGGCGTCGACACCGAGCGGAGGAGCGTGATCTGCTCGCGGCCGACGTTCGACACCCTGACCCCGGCCCGTTGCGGCGCCCCGTCGGCATCGTCGGGGAGGGTGATCTCCATCGGCACGAAGATGAAGTCATCGCCGCGGCTCGCCGTCTTGTAGATCAGCGGCGTGTCGCTGACCCTCTCCGTCGGGTCGGACGAGAAGCGCAGCGGCTCGGCGAGCACGGCATGGTCGATCGTCACCAGCATGACGAAGACCTCGCCGGTATCCTGCCCGGTCAGCGCAAGGATCATCGCCGGCGTCAGAGAGCGCATGGGGACCTCGTAGGGCGGATTAGCGCCTTTTCGGCGCGTAATCCGCCTACTTGGAGCGGTGATGAAGTAGGCGGAATACGCCGCGAAGAGCGGCTATTCCGCCCTACGCGCCTTACGGCAGGACCTCGAGCTGCAGCGTGGCGAGCCAGTGGCCGCGGCCGGCCCGGCTCATCTCGGGCAGCGCGTCGGCGAAGCGCACGAGGAGGTCGCCCGAGCCGCCGTCCGGGTCGCGGAAGGTGAACGTGCCGGTGCCGCCGAGGAGGGTCACCTTGACGAAGGTCGTCAGCGTGGCGCGCTGCGCCGCCGTGAGGAGGAGCTGCCCGCTCAGCTGATCGGAGACCGCCGAGGTCCGCGCCCGGCTCTTGCCGGGGCCGGCGTCCATCGGCGTGCGCAGCCGCCCGTCGCCGATCTGCCAGGCGACGGTGTCCGGCAATAGGCACTGCGGCAGGTCGTCGGGCCAAGCTTCCGCCATCGGCTCACCGCCTCACGGTCGAGAGGCCTGCGCCGCGCACCTGGAGCATCTTCGATATCCGCGACGACGGGTCGTGCCCCTTGGCCGCGACGATCTCGTCGATGGTCACGTCGAGCCGCATGCCGCCGCCGGGCGTCTGGCTCTTCTTCTGGCTGACGCTGGCATTGGCGTTGTTGATCACGTTGACCACGACGCCGCCGCCGGCGCCGCCGCGGCCGGTGCCGATGACGCCCGCGGTCCGCGGCACGAAGATCTCGGCGCCGCGCTCGCCGACCACGACCGGCTTGCCGGCCGAGACGGAGCCGCCCGAGGCGAAGAGCTGGCCATTGGCGCCGCCGAGCGTCCCGGCCGAACCGAGCAGGCCGGCCACAATCTTGTCGAAGCCGGTATCGAGGAGCTTGTCGGTGATGCGGTCGAGGACATCGCCGACGGATTCGAGCACGCTCTTGCCCTCGCGCAGGTCGCCGACGAAGGTCGACAGCGCCGTCCGCGCCACGTCGCGGAACAGGTTCATCTTCTCGATCGCCGCGTCCTGCGAAAACGCCAGGTCATCGACGCTCGCGGTCGCATCCCGCGTGATCCTGTCGAACTCGCTCAGTGCCGGCGCCGCCCTGCCGCCGGCGGCGGCGCCAACCCGCTCATATGAGGCAGCCACATCGTCTACTGCCGTCCGGTGTCGCTGCAAGTCGGTCGTGGCCGCATCGATCGAGCTGGTTCCGCTCGTCGTCTGCTGTCCCCCGGGCATGGCCAGAGGTGCTTTGCCAGCCTCCTGGTTTCTCTTCAGCAGCGCGCGGTCGGCATCGCTGAAGAGGACCACCCCGCCCGGGTTCAAGAACGCTTTCTTGACCGCGCTGGCCGCGTCGATCAGGAGGTTGACCTCCTTGAGCGTCGTCGACACGAATGCCGAGATTTGAGCGGCGAGCTGCTCGAAACTCTGCTGGAATTCGCTCGACGTAAGGAACTTGACCAGGTCCTGCAGGGCGGGCACGAACGCCTCCGCAATGACCGCCTCCCCCTTGACCCATAGCGCGTTGAGGATATCGAGCTGGTCCCCCGCGTCCTGCAGGGCGGCCACAGTCTCGTTGCTGATGACGAGCCCCAGCCTCTCGGCGCTCTCCCGCTGCCGGTCGATCGCCTCGGCCCCGAGGGCGGCCACCTGTGCAAGCTGCGTCCCGGCCTTGCCGAAGACGTTCATCAGCTGGGCGTTCCGCTCCAGCGGGTTCTGTATCCTGCCGATGCGGTCGAGGAGCACCGTGAACACCTCGTCCGGCGACTTGCTCCTGAGGTCGTCGAACGACAGGCCGAGCTGCTGCAGGACGGCGAGAGCATCCTTCCCCCCGGCGCTTGCCTGGGCCATGAACTTGGTAAGCCCCCGGAAGCCGGCGGCGATGTCCTCCGTCGAGGCGCCGTTCTGCTGGGCAACGAACGTGAACTGCTGCAGTTGCTCGGCTGTGATGCCGAGCTTCTCCGACAGGTCCCCGATCGCCTCGCCCGCCTCGATGCCTGCCTTGACGATCCGCGTGAGCCCAGCCACCGAGAGCCCGGCGCCAAGCAGCCCCATCGCCTTATTGACCGCACCGGGGAGCTTGTTGAACGTCGACTGGATCCGCGATGACGCGGTCACGGCGCGTTTTTCGGCCTGCGCCATCTTCTTCTCGAAGTCGGTGATCCGGCCCTCGAGCTTGACCAGGAGCGTCTCTACCTCGGTACCCATCAGTGATAGATCCTCGCGTGCCGCTCGATCATCTCGTCGAACTTCTCGTTGCTCGGCGGATCCGGCATCTCTTCCTCGTCGCTATGGGCGCGCCGCCAACCCTCGACGCAGGCCGAGAATTCCCACAGCGACATCCCGTCGACTTGCGCCGGGGTGAAGCCGATCACTGCGCCAGCGCCGTAGATGGCGGCGAAGGCGAGTCTCCCATGGGGGAGGGGCGCGTCGGCCTTCGCCGCCCGGCTTTTCCCGGGCTGTCCTCCTCGCTGCCGAAGAGGAGCACGGAGAGGATCGCCTGGGCGAGCGGCACCGATTCGGCGAGCGGCGCGTCGTCGACGTAGCGCGCCACCAGTTTCAGCGCCGCGGTCGACGCCATGCCGCCGCCGACCAGCCCGAGCCGGATGGTCTCGCGCACGTCGTCGAGCCGCCAGGTCCCGCCGAGGAGCCGCTTCAACAGCTCCATCGGCCCGCAATCGGTCTTCTCCTGCAGCTCGCGCAGCTGCCCGATCGCGAGCCGGAATTTTTGGCGCCCGTCGGCCCAGTCGGTCTCGAGCTCGCCGTGCCGGTTCGCTCTTGCTTCCTCGATCATGACGAGGCCGCGGTCCAGGTCACCTCGCCGTCCGAGGCGATCTCGACCTCGAGGGTCGCCTTCTCACCCTGGTTGCCGGTGATGTTGAACGTCGTCAGCACCGCGGCGAGCGAGAAGTAGCCGCCGCCATTGGCGAGCGACTCGTCGAGCGACACCTGGATGTTCTTCGAGGCGCCCGACAGGAACCAGTCCTGCCACTCGTCCTTCGATTCCATGGCGAGCACCCCCGAGCCGGTGATCCCGGCCGAGAGCGCGCTGACCACCCGCTCGGTCCAGCTCGGCGCGTCCGGATCGTCGCAGTCCGGGACGTTGAAGTCGTTGGTCGCCGCGCTGAAGTTGATGCCCTTGGCGGTCAGCCCGCACGGCGCCGCGAAGGTCTCAGGGCTCGCGCCGTCGCCGAGCATGATCAAGAGGTGACTGCCGTTCATCGTGGTCGGTTTGGCCATGGTCTCCTTGCCTTCTGTAGGGTGGGCAAAGGCGTTTCAGCCGTGCCCACGCGGATTTCGTCACGCGGAACCGTCCGGCTCGGTGAGCGCCCGGAACGTCATGGCGATGTGGCTGGTCAAGCCATCAGGGTCGCGGAGCGCCCGGGCATCCTGGAACTCGATGAGGACGAGCCGGTGCCCGTCGAGGACGAGCGCCGCGTCGTGCAGCGCGGAGCGGACCTGGTCGCCGATCCGCTTCGCCTCGGGGAAGCCGACCGCGCGCGACCAGACGTCGACCGCGAGGAACGACTCGGTCCCCTCGATGCAGTCGGCGAAGTCGCCGATCGACTGGCCCTCGCCGAGCGTGACCCGCGGAAACGGGTTGCTTGCCGGCACCTGGTCGAAGACGTTGCCGGCGGCGTCGGTCTGCCCGCGCAGCGCCGCGACGAACGCCTTCTGCAGCGCCAGGCTCGGATCAACCACCCGCCGCCTCCTTCACCGCCTTCGAGGTCGCGCTGCGGATGCGCGTCTTGAACTTCTTGCGGAGGAGCCGGTAAGCCGGAAAGAAGAACGGCTGCGCCGGCGCCTTGACCGTGCCGAACTCGAGGAACCGGGCATAGAACGCCTTGCCCTCGCCGGCGACGACCTCCTGCGACAGATCGTGCGCGCCGTCGCGGGCATGGATCGAATCGATCACAGTCCCGGTATGGCGGCTCCGCTCGGCCAGCGACTTCTGCGCCGAGACCAGTTCGCCGGCCGACTTGACCAGCGCCTCGCGCATGCGCGTCCGCGCCTTCTCCGGCATGGCCCGAAGCTTCGCCCGCAACCGATCGAGCCCCTGGACCGTGGCCGCCATTGCACCTCCGTAGGGCGGAATAGCCCGCTTCAGGGCGTATTCCGCCTACTTTCAGCCGAAGTAGGCGGAATACGCCGCGAAGGGCGGCTATTCCGCCCTACGCCGCCACGCCCGCTTCACAGAGCAGGTCGATGAACTGGCGCTTCTCGTCCGGGGTCACGGCGCGGATGTTGTAGATCGCGCCGCGCGCGTCGGTGGCTCGCCAGCCCGTGGTGATGCGCAACGCCTCGCTCGACCGCCTGAGGGTGAGCACGACCGGCTGCCGCCCCTCGAGGCGCGCCGCGATCACGTCCTCGCCGCCGCGCAACGCCTTGAAGCCGGCCCACACCGTGAACTGGTCGACGAAGCCGGATTCCTCGTTGCCGTAACCGTCGGTGCCGGTGCCCCGCACCGCGAAGGTGATCCTCTCATTGAGCTTTCCGGCCGGCATCCGCCACCTCTTCCCCGGTCCCGGTCGCGCCGAAGGCGGCGCTTCTCGCCTCTTCCGCCACGCCGGCGCGCACCGCCGCTTCGCCGCAAACCCGGCGAACGATCACTGCCTCGGGCCGCGGCCTGAACACGATCGCGACCCGCCCGGCCCGCTCCGGGATCCGCCAGCGGAACTCGCGGATGAACAGAACCCTCATGCGGCGGCCCTTGCCTCGAACCACTGCCGCTGCCGTGGCGTCATTTCCCACGGGCGCGGCTGGCCATGGAACGCGACGATCCGTGCACCGGCAGGCACCCGCTGCAGCGGGCGGCAATGCAGCTTGAAGCTGACCACCTTGCCCGGGTGCCTTTCCTGCCAGAGCTCGGGCATGATCGGTGCGTTGAACCGGATAAAGCCCTGATCGCCCCAACGCTCGGTCGTCCGGTACTCCCGCATGAAGCGCTCAGGCGCCTCGAGGAACGCCGCATAGATCGCCGAGAGGTCCCAGTCCCAGGCCATCACGCCGGAGCCGATGCGCTCGGCCGCCCAGAAATTCCTGAGCACTGTGAAGCGATGCCCGACGGCGATGTCGCCGAGGCGGCCGACCGCGATCGTGTCGAGGTCGAGATAGAGCACCGGTCCGCCAAACGTCCCCGGTGAAAAGAGCTCGAGCTTCGACCACCATCCCGGCCAGCCGTGCCTGAGCGGGATGACCCGGTCGACCGCGCTGCCGACGTCCATGTCGGAGAGGCAGACGAGCTGGTGCTTGATGCCGAGGTGCCGCTTGACGCCGTCGGCGAGGCGGGCGACGTGCTCGGGGCGGTAGTCGCCGCCCGAGCGGAGGACGAAGGCGACGGTCAGCACGGCCGGAGCAACAGGTTCCGCCCGTCGAGCATGCCGGCGCGCCGGTACCCTTCGATCGACCCCATCACCGCCGCCGCCTCGCTTGGCCCGAGCGCCTCGCAGAGGATCGCCGGCCGGCACCGCTTCAGCGTCTCGACGGCGCCGCGGAGGACCGCCGGCTCGCCGCGCTCGGTGTCGATCTTGATCGCGGTCACCTCGGCGAGCTCGAGCGAATCGATCGTCACGGTGCGGATCGGCAGCTTGACGCCCTTCAGGCGGATCAGGCTCGCCCCCGAGGTGAAGGGCACTTTCGGATTGTAGGTGATCGTCGTCTCCCCGACGGCGTCGGCGACCGCGGCATCGGAGATCTCGACCTCGACCCGGTTGATCCCAGCATTCTCGACGAGCCGGGCGCGGTTGAACTCCATCGGCTCGAAGGCGAGCACGCGGCAGCCGTACTTCGCGGCGGCGATCGAAAACAGCCCGGTATAGGCGCCGACGTCGAGGACGGTGCCGCCGCGCGCGCAGAGCTGCGCCCACTTGGCGAGGCTCATCGGCTCGAACGGCCCGCGTCCGGCGATCGAGCCGCAGATGCGGTCGCCGGCGAGGACGAGCTCGACGGCCACCAGCCCGACGGCGAAACGCATGGTTTCCATCTTTCGGGCCGGGGGCTTCGGCATCGTTCACCTATCGAGCGTCATTGAGCCGCGGGCTGGCCCGCTACCGGCGGCCGCGCCGTCTCGGGTGCCGGCGCCGGCACGTAGACGATCTGCGGGGCGGCCACGGGTGCCTTGGTGGCCGACGAGATGAAGGCGTAGCCGCCGAAGAGGAGGCCGGCCGCCGCCACTATGACACCCCAGAACTGGCCGATCCCCTCGGACTTGCCGGTACCCGTCGCCTGGTTGCGCGCCAGCGTCTCGACGAGCAGGGTGAGCTTGTCCATTTGCGGGTCGACGACGGTCTGCTTGCCCTTGCCCTCGGACGACGACAGCTCGAGCGCCGAGAGCCGCTTGTTGACGTCGGTGTAGGCCGCCGAGTTGCGCGCCTCCGCCGCGGTCGCCGTATCCGACACCTTCTTGTCCAACGTGGACGCAAGGTCTGTCGTCTGCTTCGCAAGGACAGTGATCGCCGTGTTGGCCGCGACTGCTGTCTTGGCGACCTCCTCGCGGTCGACCTGCCGGATGCTGTCCAGCCGGCCCGACTCGGCGTGCTGGATCTTCTCCTGATACCCTTCCCGAAGCCTTCCTATCTCGTCCTGGTGCTTCGCGCGCTCCTCGGCGATCTCTTTCAGATGCGCGATCTTCGCTTCGGTCAGTTCCTTGGAGGCGGCCCGAAGATCATCCTGGCGTCGCGCCTCGGCAATCGTGAGGTCCTTGACGTTCTGCGTCGGGTCTATCGTCGGGCCGCCGCCGGCGTCGACAGGGAGACCCCGCGCCGGCACCTTTTCGTGGTTGTCACCGAACTGGTTCACCCTCGCTGACGTGGCCGCCATCGTTGTCCGCCCGGATTTCGTCACTTGGCCCAGCGGTGCGAGGCGTAGTTCTTGTGGCTGGCGATGCGGTACGCGACCGGGTCACCAGCCGGCACGTACTTCTCCGGCGTGAAACCCGCCGCGATCGCCTCCTCGAGGAGCCCGTCGAACAGCGCCTGCAGCTCCGGCCGCCAGTGCGGCAAGACCCTGCCGTCGAACCAGTGCCGCTGCCCGGCCGCGGCGAGCCGGGGCAGGGCATGCCTGAGGTGCGGCTGGTGCGCCTCCGACGAGTAGTGGATGATCTTGATCCTGGGGTCGCCGAGGTCGGTGAAATCCTCGCCGTCGATGCAGTTCCAGTGGCCCTGGAAGGCCTGCACCAGGCGCGGGTTCTTGCGGTAGAACTCGGTCATCGAGCGGTGCGACCCGGGCCTCGCCCTGAGCACCGATATCGGCTCGACGAACTTCGCCGCCGCGGCGCAGTCCCACAGCGACACGCAATAGCGCCAGCTCTCGGCGCCGCCCTTGGCCAGCACCACCTTGCCGGCGGGGATCTCCTGCCGCCACAGCTCGGCGATGTCGGCCCGCGCGATCACGTCGGAATCCATGTAGATCGCGCGGCCCTCGAAGCCGGACAGCTCCGGTACCGCCCAGCGGAACCCCGAGAATGGCGTCGACCAGAGCTCGGTCCGCCAGCCCTGGAAAGGGCTGTCCGCGTCACGGCTCTGCCGCATCCAAATGATCTCGACCGGCAGCGAGGCGAACTTCCGCAGCGTGTACTCGAGCACGGCCTGGCTCTCGGCATCCTCGCCGTTCGGCGCACAGCCGGCGAAGACCCGGACCGTCACAGGAAGATCCGGTGCGGCCCTAGGAGCTGCTCGACCGACATGGGCACGTCGGCGATCTGCCCGGGCACGATCGGCTCGCGGTAATCGTACCAGTGCGCCACCAGGATCTTCGCCGCCGTCTTGACGTCGTCGGGCACGTTGGCGGCGCCCTCGCCCTCGGATCCGCCGGAGCCGCCCGACACGCCGGGCTCGTATCCCGCCACGAAGAGGACGCGGACCGCGTTGGCGGTGCACAGCGTCGCCGGCCAGCCGTCCGCCGTCGGAATGATCCAGCCGGGCTCGCTGACGTCGTCGACGTAGTAGCCGACGCTCGGCAGGACCTGCTCGACCCCGTCGCCGTCGACATAGCCGACCGAGACGACCTCGTTCAGCGGTGCGACCGGCAGCTGCAGCTCGCGCGCCGGGAAGGCGTCGAGCACCAGCTCCCAGGTGGTCAGGGTGAACGACCGGTTCAGCCGCCGGCCGATGTGCTCCCGCGCCGCCCGCACGAGGCCCCGGATCAGCTCGTCGTCGTCGGCCGTGTCGACCCGCGCATAGGCCTTGGCTTCGTCGAGCGAGACCAGCTCAGTTGCGGGCGATGTGACGATCCTGAGTGCCACTGCGGTGCTGCCCTTCCTGGACGTTGACCCGGTCGCCGGCCGCGCCGAGCGCCACCAGTCGTGGTGCCGCCCGCCTGAGCCGGAGCGCGAACACCGGGAGGGCCTGGTCGGCTTCCGCGGCGAGCCCGGCCGGATGCGTCTTGATGAACGCCACCGGCAGGGCGGTGTCGGTCTCCCGCGCCATGCCCTGGGGCACGGCGACCGTGAAGGCGATGTCCGCCTCGATCGCCAGTCCGGCGACGTGGATCCTCGCCGGCGGCGCCGGCGGCGCGGTGTCGTTCTCCTGGGCAAGCCCGAGGAAGGCCCGCTTGGCGTGTCCCACCGCGGTCGCGGTATCGGTCTCGCCGGTGACCGCGGTCGTGCGGCCCTTGCCGGCCCGCGCCGGGAACGCCGCATCGGTCTCGGCCGCAAGCCCGATCGGCTGCGTCCGCACCGGTCGCGCGGCCAGCGCGGTATCGGTCTCGACCGCGACGCTGATCCGGCCGGGGATGGTGACCGAGGTGACCTCGTCGGTCTCGAGAGCGAGGTCGACGGCACGGACCCGGACCGCGCGCATCGCGAAGGCGCTGTCCGCCTCCGTGGCGAGCCCGGCGACGTGGGTCCGGAGCGGCCGCGCGGCGAGCGCCGCATCGCTCTCGTCGGCGAGACCGGCGACGCGCGACAGGCTGTGGCCGACCGCCTCGGCGCTGTCGCTCTCCGCGGCCGTCCCGACCGGGATCGTGCGGACCGGCCGGGCTGCCGGCGCCGTATCGGCCTCGTCCGCCAGCCCGACCGGGCGGACCCGGCTGTGCGTGACGGCGTCGGCGCTGTCCGTCTCGACTGCCGCCCCGGCCGCATGCACCCGGGCAGGCGGCGCGGCGAGAGCGGCATCGGTCTCGCCGGCAAGACCGATCGCCCGGGTCCGGAGCGGCCTCGCGAGGAGACCGCTGTCAGCCTCGGCGGCAAGGCCGATCGTGCGCGCGTGGCTGTGGCTGACCGCCAGCCCGGCGTCGGTCTCGGTCGCGAGCCCGACCGCAATGATCCGGAGCGGCCGCGCGACGGGATAGCCGAGCGGCCCGAGCCTGGTGAAGGCCACGTCAGATCACGCTGAACTTGTCACCGGTCGCCGGCGCCGCCGGCAGCGCGGCGACGGTGAAGGTCGGCGCCGCGGCATTCGAGCTCGCCGAGATCGGTGACGACGCCCCGCGCAGCGCCGCCGTGGTGGTGTCCGAATCGAACAGGACGACCCGGCCGACGAACTGGTTCGCCACGCCACCGGCCGGCTGGAACGACGAGGTCGGCAGCGACGTGGTCGAGGAACCCGCCGCCACGGTGCCGCGCCCGATCGACGGCGAGGTCCCGCCGGTCTGGATGGCGATGATCTGGTCGCACCACTCGGCGCCGGCGGCATCGGAGAAGACGACGACCAGGTTGTCGCCGTTCGTCTCCGCCTGGCTGAAGACGCACTTGACCGCCTTACCGGCCGCCGGCGTCACGACCGGCAGGGTGGCGAGGTTGTTGAAGGCGCCGCCGTCGATCGAGATCTTGACGTCGCCGGCGGCAAGCGTCGGGTTGGCCTGGAACGTCGACGGCGTGGCCTGGCTGACCAGCGCGACGTAGAAGGTCGCGCCGTTCGGGTCGTTCTTGATGACGGGGATCTGCGTCGTCATTCGTCAGCTTTCCCGGACCGGCCCAGTGGTTCTCTAGGCGTAGGTCAGCACGTCCGTCGGCTGCGCGGTGATGGCCGCGATCAGGGCGTTGTTGGTGCCGGCGTCGGCGGTCGCCGCCGGCGCATCGGTGAAATCGCAGCCCACAACCTGTCCAGCTGGGATAGTGGCGAACCACCAGAACGGATGGCCTAGGGGCACGAGCACCTTGACGTAGCTGCCCTGGTTGCCGGCCGGCGTGGTGAACGTGATCAACCGCGTCTCTGGCACGCCGTCGACCATGATTTCCTTCTCGCAGAGCACCTTGCCCATATTCGTGTTTCCCATGGTTAGGCGACCCGCTTGATTTCGACCGAGAGGTTCGTGGCGTCGGCGGGCGCGCCGGTGAAGTCGACAGTCGAGACGACGAAGTAGTCGAGAAACTTGTCCGCCTCGCGCACGAAGCCGCGGACATCGCCGTTGTCGTAGACCAGCGCGAAATAGTCGGTGTCGGCCTGCGGCTCGGCAAAGAAACACCAATACTGGCCGACGTCGAAACGAAATGCGGCGGCGAGGCGCGCGGTCATGTCCATCCCGCTGATGTCACCATCGGCAACGCTCATGCGGGCGACGGCGTAGATCATCACGGAGCGTGAATCCGGCTCGGGAGACGGATCGGGCTCCGGTTCCTCGATCGAGAATTCGCCGGAGTGGTATTTCACGACCGCCTCGACCAGCGGAATTTCACGGGGAGCCGGCTGGCCCTCCGATGTTTCGTGATCGGCCAGGGCTTGGGTGAAGGCCGCGATGCGCGCCGCGAAAGCGGGCTCGCCACCCAAACGGTCGATTGTCGCGCGGGGTATCGCGAGCATTGCTCAAGCTCCTGCGAAGATGGCGAGCTTGGCGACGATCCGCGTCGGCTGGACGAGATTATGACTATTCGCCGCTGTGGCTGAGTGATTCACCGACTGGATAAACTGGCCCGACCCGCCCGCCGTGTTCGTAGCCGCTGCCACGTTTGCCGGCGTCTCGCCCGTCGTCAAAGTGTGGTCCTGCTCACCACCAGTCGCGCCCGGCACGGTGCCATAGATACCCTGGGAAGTTGAATGATTGAGGACGCCGCTGTCGGTACCGCCGAGGTTAGCCCGGCCCGCCGGGACATAGCCACGCCAGTCCGGCAGGCCGAAGGTGGTCGAGTGGTCGCCGTCGCCATGCGGCGCGTGGACAATCGTGTGCACGCCGGATTGCGAGCCGCTGGTGTTGACGGCCGCGCCGCCGGGGGTCGCCGAGAAGCGGAACGCATTGGCGGTGTAGCTGGTGCCCTCGAGGACGTAATAGACCGTGTTGGCGGTAATCCCTGTCGGGAGAGCGCCGCTGGTGCGCATCAGGAACGGATCGCCAGCCTTGAGGCCGTGAGCCGTCCAGCTGACGACGCCAGGCGTGGCGATCGTTACAGTCGCCGTGGCCGACTTCACCACCGCGGCAAACAGAGCAGCGTATGTCGTGCGGCTGACGTTGCGACCGTCCGGCTCGAGACAGAGCGCCGGCAGCGTGTGGCCTTCGTAGAAGACCATCTCGCCGATGAATCGGCCGTAGGATGGCGGAACACCACCCGGGGCGCTCATCGCGCGGACGCCGTCCATTCACAGCCCCTCCGTCACGCCCGCCGGCTCAGATCTGTCCGCGCACGCGCTCGAAGTGGACGCGGGCCTCGCGGCCTTGCGTCGCCGCCTCGCTGCCGCGGCCGCGCGGGTGCGCCGACAATGCCCAGCTCTTCTTGGCGGTGCCGCCGCCGGCGATGTGGATGATGAGCGGCTTCTTCGGGTCGTGCCCAGCCGCCTCGGCGAGCTCCTGGACCTTCATCTTGACGCACTGATAGGCCGTCTCGAGCTGGTACTGGTCGGGCTTGCCGCCAAGGCCGAGCGCCTTCAGCACGGCCGGATAGGCGATGTCCGGATCGACGACGAAGACGCCGTCCTTGCGGTGCGTGACCCACTTCGGCAGAGCAGTCATTGTGAACCTCCGTAGGGTGGGCAAAGGCGCG